AGGTATCTATGACTAAGAGATCAATGGCAGCAGGGCACCTGGTAAACAAGATCAACAGATTGATACCAGAGGCCAATGCAGTTAAACGCGCAGAGTGGGATGGTTGTGACAAGGGCATATGGCTCAAGGGTAGCGAGAGCTATCACGAGGGCGAGCGGATCTTTGATTATTATCGGTGGGATCCGGTGTATGCTTACACAATTCATCCTAAGCTGCGCGAGATCATTGATGACGCGGAGTGGTACTCAGAACCAAATGACCCTGGTACACTAATGTTGTGGCCGGGCTACGAATAACCAAGTGAGGAGAAGACGAATGACAGACGAAGAAAATACATTCAAAGAGATCAGCTCTCTGATTTACGACAACCTAGACAGCATCATCCGGTATGGCGAATACGAGCCTACCGATGAGGTTCTGGATCTTGTGCTTCAGGCGCTGATGCTTACCGAGCCTGCATCAGATATCTACTTTGATGCGGTAGACGGCAGTCACACCCTGGCAGCAATGCGTATCGAGGCCATGCTTAGCGGCAAGCAGTCAGACAAGGATGCTGCAGACCGCAGAGAGGCTAACCTGCTGCGAGAGTATGCCAAGGGCAGGCTAAGTTACTACGAAGACCTAATCTGGCATGAGTGGCATGAGGTTGCTCAGCCTATGAGGTTGGCCCAGTGAGGCTGGAAAAGGGAGCAGTGGCCATGATTGGCTTCTGCTTCCTTGTAGTCTTTGTAACGTTTATGACCATCAAGGTTGTGCAGTCCAGGGTAATGCGTAAGCAGCTCTGCGAGCAAAGGCATGCTTGGGAGGCAACTGGTCATGAGTATGTTGGGATCCCGTTTGGCTCTGATAATTGCCGATGAACTATTATAATGAGTATGAGCCATTCGCTGTTGAGTGGCTCAAGGAACTGATCAAAGATGGCTTGATTCCTGCGGGAGATGTAGATTCCCGAAGTATTACGGAAGTTGAGCCATCTGATTTGCGTGGATATAAACAATGCCATTTTTTCGCGGGTATAGGAGGGTGGGCGTATGCAGCTAGATTGGCTGGATGGGCAGATGACAGACCAATGTGGACAGGATCACCGCCCTGTCAGCCGTTCTCAGTCGCAGGAAAACAGAAAGGAACAGATGACGAGCGACACTTGTGGCCCGTCTGGTTCAGGCTCGTCAGAGAGTGCAGACCTCCAATCATATTTGGAGAGCAAGTTAGCTCCGCTATCAGGCACGGTTGGCTTGATTCCCTGCAAGAAGACTTGGAAGCAGAAAACTACGCCTGCGCAGCGGCGGTACTGCCAGCTTCAGGTGTCGGCGCTCTCCACAAAAGAGATCGGCTTTGGATCGTGGCCCACAGCATCGGCGAGAGATCACAAGGGCGGATATCAGGGTGGCAGGATACGCAATGGCAAATGGAGCGTGGACACTCTGGATGCGGCAGCGCAGTTGGCAGCGTGGCCGTCACCGACAGCAGCGACAGGAGGCCCATCGAAGAATCCGAACAACCCGAGAGGAATTCACGGCGGGAACCCGATGGCAACAGCGGCGTCATTAATACCCTGGCTCACGCCAACGACTGTCCAAGGGCTATGGGCAACACCGAACACTCTGGATCACATGGCTCCGAAGAGCGAAGAGGCAATGAAGAAGCAGGCTCAGGGAGCGCGCAAGGGCAGGACATTCCCGTGCAATCTCAGGGAGCAAGTGGATGTGCGGAGTCAGGAGATATATGCGGAAATGGCTTTTGGAACGAAGTACAAGCCGTCCAGTGCAAAGACGGAAAAGTCCGCGCCATCCCAATTGAACCCGAGATTTTCCCTTTGGCTAATGGGCTACCCAATCGAGTGGGGACGCTGCGCGGAGCGGGTAACGCCATTGTCCCGCAAGTCGCGGCAGAAATAATCAAGGCATTTGTATGAAACAAGACATGGTAAATAGCCCATCGCACTATGCCGATCAGGGAGTTGAGTGTATTGATTACATCAAGCAGCAACTCAGTGACGAGCAATACCTGGGCTACCTGCTTGGTAATGTCACAAAGTACATTCACCGGCATAACTACAAGAACGGTCTCGAAGACTTAAAAAAAGCCCAGTGGTATCTGAGCCGATATGTCTCTGAGTATCCTGACAAACAAGAATAGGTGATAGCATGCACGAATACTTTTGCGAGATAGAGAGGATAATCGATGCCGACAGTTATCGCGTTGCCATTGATTGTGGTTTCGGTATTTCTTTTCGGACTACTATTCGCTTGGCTGGAGTGGACACACCGGAGAGTCGGACACGCGACAAGACTGAGAAGATCTACGGCAAGGCAGCGACAGCGTTTGCCAAGGAGCACTTGAAGTACGGGCTCAGATACCGTATCAAGACAGAGAAGGCGGGTAAATTTGGCCGCTACCTTGGATATATTTACGTTGATGGGAAGACGAGCATTAACCAGCTGCTCATTGATAACCATCACGCAGTGGAGTATCACGGTCAATCAAAAGCGGATGTTGCAAAGCTGCACCTGCTGAACCGGGAGATACTGAGGTTAGAGGATACTAATTTGCTGGTATAATGCGGTTTTGCCAAAGCGTCAGCCGGCGGTGCGCGGGATCATTCGCCCGAAAACACCGGCAGCTCAAGGCAGTTGTACGGCATGGCAGTTTTCCCTGCTTGTCCTCCCTGCTGGGCTTGAGCCGTTTGGCCCACGAGACGGGCCATTCATTTGGAGGTAACATGGCAAAACCTAGAAAAGGCAAGGCGAAGGTCAAGGTCACTAGCAGCGGTAAGCGTGTAAGCTACGGCCAGGCAGGACGCGCAAAGGATGGCAGCAGGCGAGTACAGCCGGGCACCAGCAAGGGTGACAGCTACTGCGCCCGGAGCCTGGGCATCAAGAAGCGACTGCCAAAGAGCAAGCAAAATGACCCGAACACGCCAAACAACCTGAGCAGAAAGCGATGGAAGTGTAAGGGCGCAAAGTCAATGAGGTCTAAGTAATGCCAAAGAAAGGTTTGTACGCTAACATCCACGCCAAGCGTAAGCGCATCAAGAAGCAGAAGGAGGAAGGTAAGACTCCTGAGAAGATGCGTAAGCCGGGCGAGAAGGGTGCTCCAACTGCAGCTGCATTCAAGAAGGCTGCGAAGACCGCCAAGAAGAGGAAGAAGACCAGTGCCAAGAGTAGGAAATAAAGAATACCCGTACACGCCTGCAGGCAGAGCTGCTGCCCGTAAGGCTGCCGCAAAGAAAAAGAAAAAGAAGAAGCGCAGCTAGGACACAAGGTGAGCCAGGTACCGCTAACCAGGGACGAGATCGCATCCTTGCTAGTTGACCATGGCTTCCCTATCGGAGACATGAGCTGGTTCGAGGAGGCTTTGCAGATCGCAAGGCTGGTCGAGTCGGCTCATGGCATATCTATGTTTGGAAGAGATGAAGATGGCGAAGACTAACCCGGTTGGCAGACCTACCAAGCTTACAGACGAGCTCATGGACAAGGCCAAGGTCTATGTGCAGAAGGATTATCTAATCGACGAGCTGATCCCAACCATGCAGGGATTGGCTCTCTATCTGCAGGTCAACCAAGATACGGTCCACGATTGGCGCAACAAGAATGAAGAATTTTCCGAGATCACCAGGGATCTGATGGCGCTGCAGGCCAAGAACCTGTTCAGAGGCGGCCTCACAGGCGATTTCAACGCTTCTATCACCAAACTGCTACTTACCAAGCATGGCTTCTCAGATCGCGTTGAGCAGGATCTGAAGAGCTCTGACGGCACCATGCAGCCGACACAGATAGTCCTGAATGGCGTGAGAGCCGATGAGCGCATCGATAAGCACGATTGATATCCCGGACCCTCTAGTCCCTGTATTCAGCGGCAAGGCTAGATTCCGCGGTGCCTACGGCGGCAGAGGATCTGGCAAGACTAGAACATTCGCCCTGATGACCGCTATCCGCGGCTACCAGGAAGGCATGTCAGGCCGTGAAGGGATCATTCTCTGTGCCCGTGAGCACCTGAACTCCCTGGATGAGTCCTCCCTGGAAGAGATCAAGGCCGCTATCAGCTCTGTGGATTGGCTGGCGGACTACTACGAGGTCGGCGAGCGATACATACGCAGCAAGGATGGTCGGATCTCCTACGCCTTCTCAGGGCTCCGCAGGAACGTAGACAGCCTGAAGTCGAAGAGCCGGATCCTGCTGTGCTGGGTTGACGAGTCAGAGAGCGTCAGCGAGACAGCCTGGCAGAAGCTTATCCCGACGGTCCGAGAGCATGACTCTGAGATCTGGGTAACATGGAACCCGGAGAGCAAGGAGTCAGCTACGCACAAGCGGTTCAGGGAGAACCCGCCAGAAGACAGCAAGATCGTTGAGATCAACTGGCAGGACAACCCGTGGTTCCCTGATGTGCTAGAGCAGGCCAGGCTAGAAGATCTAGAGAAGCGGCCGCACATCTACCCGCATGTCTGGGAGGGTGATTTTGTTATCCACGTTGAGGGCGCCTTCTACGCCATAGAGATGCTGGAGGCTAAGTCAGCGGAGCGGATAACCGCGGTCCCGTATGACAAGGGCGCGGCAGTGGTTACAGCCTGGGACTTGGGCATGGCCGATACTACTGCGAT